GGCCAGAGACACCGTGATGTACGCAGCGCCGCCAGCAGCGACGATGAGCAGCAGAGCCTGCAGACCTTGAGCGATACCCGCTTCAGGCGTAGTTGCATCTGCAGCAGACGCGGCAGCAGATGCCACAGCCAAAGCAGCCAGGAACAGACGATTGCGAATAGACATAGCAGCGTTCATAAGAACCCCCTTAAACACCGGTAAAGCGACCGGCAAGCGCTTAGGCAGAATTGCCCATTTGATTGATGATCTTGACCACGTACCCTGCTTTGAAGCCGCCCCAATAGCAGGTAACTAGGCCACCGAGATAGAGCGAAATGAGCATCAGCCGACCCTCCCTTGTCTGTACCCAAGCACGAATGCAAAGAAGAACGTGCACACCGCAAACAGCTCAATCAACGTTTGCATTTCCATCACCAGAACCTCCCACTTACTGCCTGCACCCATTCAGGCTCTGGCGCCAGTGATGCGCAACCAGTCACGACAGCGCAAAGCACAAGCCACAGCAACAAATCACGCATGAGCTACCCCAGGCTTGTCCGATAGCCAGCAGAAAGGGCCACCGGTGTTTTCAATGCTTCGGGGGGTGGTTCGCACGCGCACAAATCGCGTAAAACCGCCGCCCGTTGGCACGAACTCAGACCGTAGGAGTTCGCCTGTCTCAGCATTGAGATAGCCGCCACCCGGCGCAGGTCTGAACTTGTCTTTGATCGAAGCATTGCCCTGCACATACGCAGGCCACAGAACCCAGCGACGGCAACCCCGGCCAACTTCATCAAGCCCACCAACACCACTGATGCGAGCGCCATGCGGAAATTTCCCTTCTGATGTGCCTTTGGTTGCGTACTTCATGAGGTACGCAATGGGATGCGTAGCACGCTCCCTGTTTGACATGCCATGCGTCCACATCGGAGCTTGAAATGCGCCTTTCTTCTTCCAGGCGCTATCTGGCTTTGGAGGCGTAAGGCCGTTGTCCAACCACACGCACACGTGGTAATGGATGACACCGCGCTTTTGCAGCTCAGCGACCCAGACATAGCGAACCTTTTTGCAGCCGGTGCGGCTGTAGTGCCACTTGCGCAGGCCATCGAGATAGCGGCTGATGTGCTCTGCTCTCCAATCGCGGTTTGTGCCGCGATAGGTCAGCGTGAGCATCCAGATACGTTGGTTTTTCTTGCCCAGGTGGTGCAGGGCTTTGGCCGAGATACCGACGCTTTTTTGCATGCGGGTAATGCGGGCCTTTTGGTGGTCAATCTCTATGCTTTCGGAAGCCAAGAAATCAACAGCCGAAAGACCTGAACTTCCACTCTTGCAAGTTGTTGATAGTGAGACAAGCCCGCGCGCTTCGCGCGCTGCCTGCGCCTCGCCCAGCAACGCGGCCATGCGTGCATGCTGGACGCGCGCATTGGCCTCAGAACGGGCCACATAGCGCGCACGAGCGGCCTTCATGCGCGGGGTGACATGCTGATTGCCAATCGTTGCCCAAGGCCTATCCCTATCTGGATCAAAACGGAATTCAGGCTGCGGCATTGCCACAATCTTTTTCAGATGATCTTTGAAGCCTTGACCGAACTCGGGTTTCATGAGCGCACCCCGGTTTCGATCAGGTACGAGCCATGACGACGCAAAGCACACTGCACGTCATAGCACTGGCGGTCATAGTCCAATGGAAGGCTTTTCCACGCGGGGTAAGAGTCAAACTCTTCAGCAAGAGCGCGCAGATAGTCGAGGTGCTGCGCCCCGTTGCTGGGGGCAAATTTGAGCCGGTCAATCACGGGGGCCAGACGGCCAATATCCAGCGTCATGCCGGAGCCAGGAGTGGCCTGAATGAGCGTGATCATCAAGCACCCCCGATCAGGCCAGCCGCTTTGAGCATGGAGTAAGACCAGCAGATAGCACCGACCCACGCGAGAACCGCAGCGGGCAACCAGAACGTGACGATGACGGGCCAGAGAGGAAAGCCCTTGCTCCAATGCTGTTCAGCCATCAGAAGCCCTCCCCGAGAGCCTGTAGACGAGCCACCAGCACGCTAATGGTCTCCTCACGAGCACGCATGACACGCAGGTCTTGCGATGGCGGCAGCGCCAAGAGCGCCTTGAGGTTTGATGCGAGCAGAGACATCAGAAGCCCTCCCCGCCGATTTCATGGTCACCGGCCCAGTACGAAACCTGGCTGTAGGTAACACCGTCATCAATGTGCAGAGTGACCGTCACGCGGTCAGCTTTGACGCCTGCCGGCTGATGCTCATTCCATGCAAAAAGGAGCGCCAGAAGCGCCCCCTGTGCCATGGCTTCGCGTACTGCGGTTTCGACCATGGTGCGACCCCTTACGCAGCGGATTGCGGCTTGGGAGTCAGCTTGACGAGCTTGGGCTGCAGAGCCAGATCGCCATTGCGCGAGACGTAGAACGACTCGGGTGCGAGGGTGTAATCGCCCTCTGGATAGAACAGAGCTGCGCCCTGCTCGTTCTTTTCGAGAATGATTTCGGTCTTCTCGGGGTAAGGACTTGGCTTGCCGGAACGGTCGTAGGTGTGAACCCAGACGGTCTGAAAGTTGAGGTCGTAATCCTTGCCAGAGACTTTTGCCTTGCCGCGCTGATTGCGGACTTCGGTCGACTTCACCGAAATTTTGATCATGTTGATTTCCTGGGTTGCATCACAATGTGTGATGAAGCCGGACGTTACAACATGTGATGCGAAAATCAAATAGGATTCATCACATGTCGTAGCGTTATCACAACATGTGATGGAGAAACTATGCAAACAACCATGGAACTGTTAGACGCAGCCCTACAGAAGAAGAATTCAACCGAATGGGCTGCTCAACTGAAGCTCAGCGGGAACGCCCTTCGCACAGCGAAGCACAGAGGAAATTTGAGCCCTGCAATTGCTGGTGCCCTGGCCGAGGAACTAGGCGAGGACCCGCAAAAATGGATCGTTATTGCCGCACTTGAAAGTGAGCGTGAAAGCGCCTGCAAAACGCGCATGGTGCGCAAGTTTCTAACCGGCGCTGCCCTTGCCGGAACGCTGATGGGCGCTAGTGGTGCTGCTACTGCTGCCGTAGCAAACATGACTCAGGCCGCCGACGGTTTGTATATTATGTTAAATAACTTGGCCGTCAGGTTCAGGGCCAAGCTGCTTAAACGTAGATCGCTCCAGTTTGTATAACGATCGCTCGAACGTCATGTGATGTTTCGTGCACCATCTCAAGCCAACCTCCCCCATCTCCACACGCTGCTAAACGACATCCATGGTGATATCGACCAGATAGCCCGCCATCTCGGAATCAGCGCATCAACGCTTCGCAAGTACCGTGCCCAAGGGCAAGCGCCACGCTCAGTGATGCTTGCCCTTTTTTGGGAGTCCACCTGGGGCCGCATGACAGCCGATGCCGTAGCCTTCAATCACGCCGCCGCTCATGCCGCGCTGGCCGAAAGCCTCAAGCGCCAGAACAGGCGCCTTATCGCGCAAATCGAGTTGCTGGAAGCCGAGCTGGCCCAGACCGAGGGCCAAGCATCCAATGCACCGATCTATCAAATTGGCTAGCAATCATCCTTTGTACTGCGCATCAAAGGCACGCTTAGCTCGGATGTGCTCGTTTGCACACTCAACACTAACGGACTCTCTCTGACAAGCTGCAGAGGGCCTGTAATAACGCTCCCAAGCTGCAGCCTTGCGAGACTCCGCTGCAAGCTCAGCTTGACGCGCTATCTGCCTAGCTTCAAGGCTTTCCCGCTGCAGTCGAACGCGCTCTAGCTCTTCTCGACGCTTACGGTCAGACTCTGCTGCTTGTTTTGCAATTGCATCCTGCGCAACCTGCTGCTGATAACGCAGCTCAGCAATAGCTTTAGCCGCCATTGCCTCCATCTCTTTCTCGGCGCGATATTCACGCCATGCTCTAAGACCTAAAGCGACCGCTATCGCCACAACAGCAAAAGCGATCAGCTTTGTCCAATGACTTAAATCGTCGTTTGACGAAGTCGCTCTCGATATGGGCCGCCGATCAGAAATGCCGCTTGCATCATGATCAATTTCATCCTCCCGCCAATGCGTCGGATCAATTCGCGCCCCTCTTGCAGTCCCGCTATAGGTTCCATTGCGCGAGTTGTAATGCAGCCCGTTCTTCTTTCCGTAGTCTTCCCGGTAATAGTCACGATCTTCTATTCCCATAATCCCCTCCCTATGAAGATCATAGGTCAGAGCGCCTACGGCGGTTGCTCTCAGGACACGGAGCGAAGGCCCGATCTTTGCCAGAAGCGCGCCACGCGAGCCTGGACCGCTGTAACAGCAGGAGGTGCCGCGTGCAGCCAGGTCGGTGTAACTGGCAATGCCTGATCGGCGGTTGACATCAGGGGCGAGGCCCCCGATACCCCCATCAGCGCTCAATCAGCCACTGTATCGGCAGCTTTTTGAATGGCTCGTTTTCGGGGGCGCGAGGCTTGACACGGACCGGCGTGACCAATGTCGACATGTCGCCGCCTTCAAACGTCATGACCGCGAGGGGCGCGAACTTGGCTTCGCAGAAGTCTTTTTCAGCTTCAACTGGACGGCCGGAATGGCTGTAGCAGGTGCAGGCCTTGGCAGTCTTTGTGCAGCCTGCCACCCTACTCGGCCCGGCTGCATTGGCGAGCATGGCCATGCTCGCGACGGACATGGCCAGGGCGAACTTCAGCGCTTTTCCCATGGCCTATCCATCGACTCACCACCATCGGCCCAAAGCTTGTTCACGACCGACAGGCAGACCCAAACACCGATCAGCCACGCGATAAACAACATCCACATCACACACCCCCTTGCACATAACGGCGAGCAAGCGCCCAAGCCTCATCTGGTGGGAGCTTTGCGCACAGCTCCACAGCAGCAAGGCGCGGCTTCAGTGCAGGCTTTTCGCGCTTACTGCCAAACAGGCGCTGGAACAGGCCCACACGAGCCTCTAGCGCTTCATATCGGCCCTTGAGATGCCACGCACTCAACATGCTGTATGGGCCGCCGTAGAGCTCGCTCTTAAATCGCTCATCCACCGGATTGCGCACCCAATCGCGGAAGATCTGCAATGTGTCGTAGCCCTTGTGCAGATACTCACCTTTGAACCATTCGCGATCGATGGTTACGCCTGGCACATCGGTCAGGCTGACGTTAGCGATATGCAGCTTCGGAAGGCGACCACGCTTTCCGAGAAAGCTGCCAACGATAGGGAGCTTGATTTTGTCGGCGCGAATCAGACGCACCTGATATTCAGCGAGGCCCACGCGGACTTGCTTGTCGATCATGTCAATGCTCTGGACAACAAGGTACACATCCCAGCCCTTCTTACGAGCGTGAATGAGCCAATCCAAGAGCGCCGCGCGCTCGGGAGAGTTGAAGCCGCGCGAGTTAAGCCAGCTTCCCAGTTCGTCCAGAACCAAGACCCCGTTTCGCTCTTCGTTGAAGCGGTCTTCAGGATTGCCCGGGCCTATGTCGTCAAGGTCTTGCGCCGTAGGCTTGTCTGGAACTCGCACAGCGGTGACCTTGCTCTTTGATGGCATCAGACCATCGAGGAACAGATCGAAGTTTGTTGCAACCCTCCTCCCATCAAGCAATGCATCGTGCATCTTGAGCATGCAGTACTTGCCCTTGCCAGTGCCTAGCTTTCCCTGCACGACATAAACAGGCATGGCCTACCCCGCCTTCGCAAAGAGGTGAATGAGGTCGCGCTGCCATGTGTAGACCGTGCAAGCCGTCCAGACCGTGACATAGGTGCTCAAACAGGCCGGCGCAACGATAGGCACGG